CTTCTTGTCTAATTTGTTCTAATTCAATAGGAGTAGCCATTATACTGTGTAATTATACTTTGATTTTAATGTATTTAAATTAGCTTGTAAAGCATTTAAAGATACTTGTAATTGAGTAGCAGCTATATTTAAAGGAGCTAAAGGAGTTCCTGGAGGGGTTGATACCAAGACAGTGCAAACTTGTGAAAAAGCTGAAAGATTGGATATTAATTGATTTAACAAATTAACTGTTTGGTTACCTAATAATAAAGGTTCGGTAGCATTTTTAGATCCTAAATAAACATTTCCTGATTGTATTGTTACTACTTGGGAATCAATATTAACTCCTTCAACAGCATTTAAGTTTATTGATTTTTTACTACTTAAAAGTAAATGATCTTCGGTTGTATTAAATACTAATCTTCCAGAATTTAAAATAATTTGCTTTCCTGCATATTGGTCAGGAGTTTGAGGAGCATTGTTTTTATAACTAAAATAATTAGTTGATGATGCTTTTAAAGGAATTTTTTGAGTACTGGTTTGGTAAATAGAAGAATCATCATTATTAATATCTTCTACAGTTGGTATCCATCCCTCTTCTGTTTGATTACCTTGACCATTTCTTAAAATCATTATAGGGTCACCTGGGGATCCAGTGGTTGACCAAGTGTTGGGGGTATTAGGTACTGTTGAACCTATTCTGATGCTATTACCCCATCTACCTTCGTAAATTATATCACCTTCAAAAGGTAAAATTGGATGAATGTTAGAACGTTCTTTAAATGTTTTACCTAAAAATATTTCAGTTGATTGATCTGTTATTCTTCTAACATTACCTGTTTGAGTTTGAACATAATCTTTTTGTTGAGAAGGAGGTAAAGCATTTGGAGCTGTTGGATAAGCATTATGATGAGGATGATTCCATAATGAAACTATATCAATATAATATTCAAGAGAATTTGAAGAAATTGAGTCAATTCCTGTATCGGGAAGTGAAATTAAATATACAATTTCGTTTACTAAAGGAATATTTTTTGTGTTTCCTGCTAAAGGTTTTGCAATTGGTAAAGATGGTGATGGTAAAGGATTATTAACATCTTCATATTCAATTACTCCTAAAGCATTCCATTCACCTAATTCTTTAAATCGGGGGTGTGATTCATCTAAAACTACACTTAATACACGTACGGATTTTATTATATCGAGTTGTTGAGCAAGTTGAAAACCATAACCATTGTTTCTATTCTGGTTTAGATTTTGGTTTAAAGATGCAAATCCGTACTTAGCCATTATTTTTCTCCTTTAAGTTCATTCATTGCCGAAAGTAATTGCTCTTTTTCCTCATCAGAAATAGTTAAAGCACCATCAGCAGTTTGAGTTTGCATAGCACGTTGTGCTAAAGCAGCCATTTTAATTAGGATATCATCGTTTTTAACACTTATCTCCATGTATTCTTTAATTAAAGGAACAACTAAAGTTGCATCCCCAATATCTGAGATAAGAGGTTTAAGCTCATTTATAAGAGCAGTAACCTGTTTGTCTTTTTTCTGTTGGTTATTATAGATTTCCTCTAAAATATCAGAGAATTTCTTTTTACCAAATACTACGTTATCAAATTGTGACATAAATATACAATTAGTTTCTTATAAATATTGAAACTAGAAATTTGTATATCCGTGTTCTAAATAAAAGATATAGTTTTCCTTAAAAATATCGTATAGCTGGTTAGCTATTTTAGTGATTTTGGGTGTCTTTACATCAACTTGTTCACGGATATATATGTAAAGTGCTTTTTTATTGAACACATCTAAGTGTTCTCTTTTACGAAATAGTTCTAGAATCGCATCTGCTATTTGAGCATCATATTCTTTAGGGAATAACTCAAATATATTTTTAGTACAATGATCAGCAAATTCATCTATAAACTTAGATAAACGCTCATCGTGGTTTTCTCCATCAATGTGATATGAATGATTTTCATCTTCCTCTAAAATTTCAATGGGGGCAGTATCGACACGTTTTTTATAATTTTTCTGGTTGGAAAGAATTAGATATCGTTTTGCAATTGTACCAAAATAAGAATATGCTTTAGCTCCTTTTGATTGATCGTAAAGATGAATTTTAGAAAGAAGGAATGTAATTACCTCGTGTTGTAAATCTTCAATATTATCTACTTCTGTATAATAAAATTTAAATGTATGAATAATATTTTCTGTAAGCTTAAAGAACCCGTAGTGGATTCTTTCTCTATAAATTCTGCTTCTTTCCTCAGAATCTTCAGTATGATTATATAATACTATAGCATTCTCAGTATCTTGGGTAAAGTATTGTACCCCCTTTTTCTTTTTCTTTACCATAGTCTCCATTACTTTTCAACATTCTTGATGATGAATGCATTTAGAATAGTTTGGATACTTTGTATTTGTTGAAAGAAAAATCCTACCTCATCATCTGATTTGAAGCTACCTTTTGCATCTACCTCTTGCATTTTTTTATCTGCGGATTCAATGGTTTGTGAAATTTTATTTAAATAAGCCATGTATCCTGAAAGGATATCCTCCTGTTTTTCGTTTTTACGTAGAAGGTTAAAGGTCGTGTATGCTAATACTACGACCATTATTGAAAGAATTACTACTGCTACTATCATAAGTTATCTAATAAATTTTTAAGACCTTCATTTTTCAACGAACCTAATGCTTTGGTTTGTTTGTTATCTTTTGAAGGAGCTTTTTTATTTGATTCCAATGTAAAACCTTTTTTCTTGGTATCCACGCTACCATTTAGTTTAGGTAACCATTCACGCTCAAATTCAATACGAGCTGCCATCAAGTCGGCCTGGTGTACAATGAATGGGAGAGCAGTACGAGGTTTTTGTTCGGGCATATAAGTCATCAAATATTTCTTATTTGCCTCATCGTATAATCCATCATGAGTCTGGATAGCGATCATTTCATTAAAGGTATACTTAATATCGTGTGCCTGGAGTAGGAATAAACCACGATCAGGTACAGATGCGAATGGAACTTTAGTGTTAAACATATAATCTTCACCAAGTTTATCTCGACGCCATTGATCTGTTTGAGGAACATATGATTCTTCTTCCTCAGAACCCATTTTACCCAGGTCATGATTTATAGCAGAGAATACAAGTTCTTCTTTAGTAAATGTACTTAAGTCAGCCCCCATATCTCCCCACAATTTGTGAAGATGAAGAGCACAAGTTATAACACGATTAACGTGCTCAACATACCCTCCAGGGAAAGCATTGTGATATTCTTTTTTATGAGCAGCAGGCATCAAAATGATACGATCCTCATATTTTTCATAAAATGCTTTAAGTGCTGTTTTACGTGGTTCGGAAATATGGTCATCAATAAAACCAATAAAATCCAACCAATTCTGTTGAATTTGTTCTGCTGTTAATTGCATAAAATTAAAATTGATTAATCTCCCCCGGTCCTAAAGGTTCTTGTTGTACAAATGCTTTAGCATCATCTACGGCTTCGCGAAGGGTAATTAATACCTCCTCTACTTGTTCTCTTGAACCACCACGATTTAGGAAGAAATATATTTTCTCAATTTCCCCCTCGGCTCGTTCCAACCTTCTCATTATTATCTCTCTGTTTTTCATAACATTCTTTATTTTCTCTTTTTCCCGTATCCCCAATATACACTACCTAAGATACACCTCCAAGCTTACTTTAAAAGACTTTGTACTAAATCTAAAATCTTTTTTAAATGGGCACATTTTTCATATTCTTCAAATTCCTGAAAGTATGAAATAGCGAATTTTAGGTAGGTTTCTAGAAATTCGTCTGTGTAATGTACGATAGCATCTTGACAATTCCTATCTAAGGTGTTAACTTTGGATATCCAATACCAAGCTCTATTATAGGTTACAAATTCTCCTGCCTGCTCAACATCATACATGTCTAATTCTTCATCCATTTTACTAAAAAAACCAATTATTTGGTGATTAAAGTGTTTATGGTTATGGATAAGTTTTTTAAACATACCAACCCAGAACATAGGATGCTCTTTATAATTCAACAATGCATCTGCCATCTCTGCTTTTTCACGCAAAGACTCAGGTTCTTCATTATTGAATAATCCAAATATTTTGTTTACATCCACACACATAAATATGTGTATAAACGTTTTTATAGCGCATATATTAAACGATCGATGATAGATCGCGGAACCATGCGAGAAAATTAAAATAATTTATATATGCGCTTATAACGACTTTAACATTTCAACCATTTTGGGGTGTGGATAAATATCCACTTTATCAGGGCGAACTGAATTATGGGTAAATATTCCTGCTTCTCCTTTGTATGCTCGAGGTGTTAAATCAAAAATATCTTCATTATATGTTAATGGAATTTTATAAACTTCACCCCAATATAACAATAATTGTCTTGTAGATTCAATTTGAGCATCTGTATAATTGTGGTAATATTTGTATCCTTTAAATGGAGTATCTAATTCGCATACTTCATCAGCAGGTACTTCACGTTTTACATAATTATAAAATTTACCATCTTTAAAAGTTAACTGACCCCAGTTACAAATTTCAATACCAATAGAATTTTTATCTAATTCTTTATAAGGTAAA